TATGTGGATTGATAATGATTTTCCGAAGCTTCTTGGTGCAGAACTTTACCGTCCTCATCCTGCCTACATCATTGAGATGGCAGTTGAGCCTGTAGTGGTTCACGACTTCAGCAAGCAGCCCGGCCAAACCGTGCAGCTGGATCGTTACCGCTTCTGGGGTAAGCCTGGCACCAAGGAGTCCCGTGAGCGGACCGCCGATCAAACCCTTGGATCCGCCTCCGCCCGCAACATCGTCAAGGACAAAGTGCTGGTGACCCTTCGGGAATACACCGGTCCTGCTGACTCCCGCGATGCCACGCAGCCTTCTACTTTCAAGGTGGCTCGTGAAACCCTGATTACCGCACAGCGCCTGCTGCTGGACACTGGAAACCTGAACGTCTTCCACCAGTCCATCGGTTCGCTGACCCTGCTTGATGACTACCGCCGCTGGCGCGACCGGGTGTTCGCTAACGAACTCCTGAAAGCTGAAGCTTGTGGTCTTGCTGACGAAACCCAAGGTGGTTACTACCTGCCTGGTGGCAAAGAGAAAGGAGCCACTGGTGGCACCCTCGGCGTGACCTACGCAGCTGGCGAATCCGCCAAGTTTGACGTCAAGACTGACCTCCTCGAAGTCGTCAAGGACATGCGTAAGCGCAACGTCCCGACCTTCGCTGACGGTTACTACCGCTGCATCGTGGATCCGACCGCGATGATGCACCTGCGTCAGAACTCTGACTTCCGTGAGATTGCCCGTTACCCCGGTACCGGACTGATCAATCCGATGCAGCCCGAAATGCATCCCAATGCCAACTTCTACAAAGGCATGGGTCCTGCTTACGGCCAAGCCGGCTTTGTTGCTGGTCAGCCCGTGATGCCGACTGGCTTCCTGTTTGAAGGTGTCCGTTGGTTCGAGTCCACCAACCTGCCCGAAACTTCCTACAACCTCGTGGTTACCGACGAGAACGCTGCTGCTGCCGATTACGGCGCTGCCCAGATGATCTTCTTCGGTCCTCAAGCTGTGGGCGTGGGTATTGGTGGTAACAATGCACAGATTCTGTTGAACAACAACGATGATTTCTCTCGTTTCATCATCATGATCTGGAGCTTGTTCGCCGGTTTTGAAACCCTGAATAAGGATTTCATCACGGTTGGTTACTCTTTCGTTTATTGATAGGAGGTAACTAACAATGGCTACTTTTAGTTTTAATGAAGAGACGCGTCGTCCTTGGAATAACAAAATTTTCCCCGGTAACTACGTTGCTCATCTGAATGCATACCGCGACCAAGGTGTGGTCGCTCTCCCCGGTGCAGTGTTTTTCCGTGGCGTTGGCGCAATTGTGCTCAACCCCGACACTGACGGCAACCTTGTCGATGGCGTTCTGCCTGCCGGTACCTACGACCTGAAGATTCTGTCTCCTGACCTGCGTCAAGACGACAAGCCTCGTAAGGATCGTCCGTTCATCGTGCCCGAAGGCGCTGTGGTGTATCGCACCGCTGTCTCCGCTCCCGGCGTGCGTGAAGAAACCGTGGCTGGTTCCGCAACTCTCGAAGTTGGTGGCATCACCACTCCTGCAGCTGCTCCTGCAACTGCTGAAGCTGACGGCTACTTCAATCCTGTCGGTGAGTTCTCTGCTTTCGTTTCCATCCTCGATGGTTCCGGTCTGGGCAGCGACACTCAAGTTCAAATCACCACCGATGCTGGTCTGGTTGCTAGCCAGAAGCCTTCCGCTGGTGCTTGCCGCAAGAGCCCTTCCGCCATCCTGGTTGAAGTGTGCTACTTCCTGCCCGACGCTGCGCCTGATGCAGACGACGTGCACATCCCCTACGGCGTTGAAGCCGGTCAGTCTGACGGCTGATAAAAACTCAAATAAAGGGCTCCTTCGGGGGCTCTTTTTTTGTGCCTATAATGAAGAAAGTGTACCCTAAAAATATGGCTGACCACAAATTATTTCAAGATCAACGTACCGGCAAACTTGTAGAATTTATCAGCAAGCACGATAAAGAGTTTGCAATGGTGCGTGATGCAGCAGGTAATGTCACATATCTCACTCTTGAGCAACTTGTTCCCTATGACAAAGACAAAGGTCGTATGTCAAAGGTGAAGGCACCAGAACTAATTGTGCCTGAAGAAGAAGCACCTAAAGCAATTGTGCCTCTTGAAGATACGCGTTTAAATTTGAACGTTGCACCTGCAGAACAGATCGCTAAACGCCTGCCTGGAGTGGGCTTTGCTACTGCCAAAAAGATTGTTGAGCTGCGTATGTCACTGAGCGGTGAGCGCTTTGCAAACCTCAAGCAACTTGAGAACATCCCACGTGTCAACTGGGACCAGCTTATTGAAGAAGACCTTATCTTCATTAGCTAAACTAGTAATAGTATTGCGTGAGATAGATGCTGACACCGGAAGAAGCATTATTAATGAAAGCTGCTTACGACGAGCGTGATCGTATTCAGCAACAAAATGCAGCAGGATTATTAGGCGCAGGTGGTGGTGCTGCTATTGGAGCACTCGGAGGAGCTGTCCCTCATGCTTTAAGCAGCCTGTTTAAAGGTGCGCCTCAAGGTATGGCAAAGCTTCGCCCCGGCTTCCGTGCCGCTGGTGGATTGACTGGTGCAATTCTTGGTGGTGCTTTAGGAGCTGGAACTGCAGCAGTAATGAAGCAGGAAAGTCCTGCAGCACGTCTGTTAGGCAAGTTGCAATCAGGTCAAGAGCTAGACGCTACTGATAAGCAAGCTGTAGCTCAAGAACTTGCAAGCATTTACTCTAATCCACAGGTGCTGATGTAATGGAACTAGACGATTATCTAAAATCTAAAGTTCGATATCACCTGGGATTTAATTCAGGAGCACAAATCCCTGCTGGTGATCGTGGTCGTTTAGAAGAAGCAATGGCACTTGTACCAGATGAGCTCTGGTATAACGAAATTGTTTATCATGTAAAACGCTGTGACATCGCATGGAAAGCAAGCGCTGCTATTCCTGATGATTACTTCGATCCCAACGGTAGCCGAGTCCTGAACCCTTCACGACAGGAAGTAATTGCTGGTGACGTTCAGCGGACAATCAATACATCAGACCCATTAAAAGGTGATGAATACTTCCGTGAAATCTACCTGCGAGAATGCGATCGTCTGGCTGAAACTCTCTATGTTCCTAATTATCGTCGTCCTGAAGTACGTCGGTATGCGTTTGAACGTGCAGGTGCTGAATTTATTATGGCCGTGCCTGGACCTGCAGATACCGCAGTTGGCAGTCGAATTCATCTGAATTATCACTGGCGTTAAGTGTAGAATAGGTTTAGGATAATTCAGTAATTGTTATGACTCAAAAAATCACGATGGGTCGTGATAAACGGCAAGATGCCATTGATGCAGAAAATGCTAGGCGTCAAGCTGGGCGTAATCCTTTTGTGCAAGGCGTTGATGCTGTGATGGAAGATGGCGTAGGCAAAGCCATCTCTCAATCACGTAACCAATACGGCAATGCAAACATCATGACCAACGAGGTCGTGCAAGGTTCTAGCAGCAACTTCAGTCAAAAGGATGAAGCAGGCAATATGCCTATGGAAGACTATGCAAATCAAACTGGATCTGTTGATTATCAGACTTCAGCTACAGAGCGTCCTGAACAAGATCCCGAAGATCTTGAAAATGATGCATTAGAGCGACGGGTCAAAATGATCCAACGTGCTGCTGGTAATGCAGAGGACAACTTAAACGGACCCCAGCGAGGTATGTGATGGACAAACGCGAAGAAAATGCACGGATGCTTGATCCCGATCGGTTCAAGATTGCCAAGGACATGAGCTATATGCCTGGCGGTCCGATGATGAATAACCCAATGAATGTGGTCAACACCACCCCTCAACCCGGAAGCATGGATGGCGTCAACCGTTATCCCTACGGTGACAGTGGTTTAGAGAATGATCCACGTATGGGAATGGTTGGACCAAACCAAAATTCAGGCATGGCACAGAACATGGTCCGTGGTACTGGACTAAACGGAGCTATCCCTTACAACGCACAACAGCAGCCTTCATCTGCAGCTGAAGAGCCTATGGAAGGCATGCGTTTATCACAGGATGCAGCCAACCGTGGACTAGTTGCTAACCCTTTTATGGGCGTAAGCGGCTCTCCTACTCCTCTGCCTGGCAACCCAACGATGATGCAAGGATCACAAACGAATCAAACGCTGGGTCTTATTGGCTTCCAGAACCTCGAAGGTGTACAGCCTCCTGGTTCTACCCCCACGAAAACTGGTAAAAAGAAAGGTAAAAAGTAATGGCTGCAACATCCACTAATAAGCAACCACTTCTGGTTGACCACGTACTGCACTATGCAGTTAATTTAGACACCGCTCTTAACAACGGTTTAGATATTGCAGGTACAAACACTGCAATCTTACTGATCGATAGCACCTCTGCTGATGGTGCGATTGTTGAAGACGTCTACTCTATCGCTAGAGGAACGGTTGCACACACCATCAACCTGTACATGAGTACCGCTCGTGACTACTTGCGTCCCAATGAAGCTGTATTTATCGGAAGTCTGCAGTCTGCAACAACCGTAGGCGAAGTCACTAACTGGGAAAACATGCCCCGTACTCTGGCACCTGTACCTCAAGTAGGTAGTGAGCCTTATAGCCGTGCTCTGTATATTCCTAAAGGGTATGCGTTGTGGGCAGCACGCAACTCGAACGTTAATCTGACTGACGGTCCTATCCTTGGCTGCCAAGGCGGCTGGTACTGATGCCTCGTAAGCAGAATGGCTTTGGCAATCCCAAGTCTTTTGCTTTTAAGCCAGTTAATAAACGAACAGATGTTGGCAAGAAAAAAGGAGCCGCTGGTAGCTACCCAAGCGACCGGCGGTTTGGCTCTAGTGTGCAGCGGTCAGTTATTGAGAAATACAACCTAGATAGTGACTGGACTAAATGGCGTAAAGGCTATGAGTATTACAACCAAGCTGCTTGGTATCGTTTGCAGGACTTGGATGAATTTTCTGGAGAGTATAAAGATTCGCAAGTCAAATCCAAACTATATCAAGGTACGCCGTACGAAGTTGATGTAGTCTTTGATGGCTATAAGTTTGCTACTAAAAGCGCTGATAGTAATAATCACTACGTTATGAAGCGGACGTCTGTAACCTCACCTGACCTAGGTGTAGTTACTGGTGTATACAACGATCCAGTTAAATATGCAGAATACAAAGCGAATAGAGAACTACGAGTAGCAGGTACAGCAGGTGCTGATGCTCGTCTTCTCTTGCAGATGATTGGTGAACGTGTCACAGATGGTGAGACTGAAGCTACTCTCAACTACGTACTCAATAGCGATGAGCACCCTGCTCTTTATGTAGGTAAAACGTACGAAGAGCCTACAAGCGTAAAAGTCCGTGTCAATACAGCTACGGTTAACCTTAACCAAGAACTTGAGAGCATACAAGAACTAGTAGGCAAAGTCGTATGGATTAAAAACTTTTTTGTTGAAAAATCTATAAGTTCATTTACAGAGTTTGAGTTCATTGATGCGCCACATTACTTCGGTGTAAGAAGCGTAGACAAACAAAGCAATGTTGAACTTGAAGTCCTCGACCCTACACAAGAAGTCCTACCTCCATCGCTATATGACATAGCAGACTTACCATCGATATTTACAAGTGATGATGCGTCATATACAGTCAGTGGATTACATATATTCCAGAAAGATCTATATCAAAAGTTCTTTGGCAGACAGTACTTGACAGGAGATTTAGTAGCCACTGAAGTTGATAGTGCTTCTTACAGTATTCTTCCGTTCACAATCCTAGGGGTAGAAGAAGGTCCTGGATACATTGAAATGACATCTGTGCCATTTACATCAGAGTTAAAAATGTACTCGCCATCTGATGGGAACGCTACTTTGATATTTACTGATTACAGTTTTACAAAGTTAAGCGTTGATGAGTACGACGGTGAGTATTATCACGCTCTAGGTGCACCTGGAAGCTCTCCCTGGATGCGTCTTGATACGGACGTAGATCCTTGGATGGATGAAGTGTTTACAACCGGCAATAGCCTACGTCCAGCAACGGTATACACCTGCAGTTGCCCTAATCACTCACACTCAATCTTACGTGCACCTCAATCAACACAAGATGATGGCACTCGAAAGATTAACAGGCAGCGTAAGTATCCACTGCCAACAGTGCTAGGCAAATCAGACTTTGAATCAATTGGTACTAATTCAGCTGCCGGTTTAATTGAAAGTTGGGAAAGTAGAGAACATAAGATGGGATTCAAGATGTGCAAGCATAGTATTGCTGCAATGTTTATTGACAGATTAAAAGTAATTGAACCTAATAGCTATCCAACTGTAGAAGCACGAATTGCATTTGAAGAAAAATTAGAGAAAGAAATTGCAGAGGTAGCTCAAGAGTTTGCTGTATCGTACAAACGTGGAGGAATCACAGCATTAGAGATTATCTTTGCATTAGCACAAGGTCTAAATCTAGACGAGGTAGAAACAGCTTATGTGATGCTAAACAGTAACTTCTAATAGATACAATAGAAGAAAGTTAAGCTCTGATTAGTGTGGATACTCCTACTTATAATGCTGAAGGACTCCAGACGTGGAAACC